AGGCCCAGCTCGCCGCCCTGGCTGGCCAGCAGGCGATCACCAACGCGCAGTTGGCGCAGGTCAACGCCCAGCTGGGCGAGCTCAACGCGATCCAGAAGGCCATGGAGAAGAACGGCCCCGGCAAGACGGGCGACGCGGCCGGCAAGGCCGTCGGCAAGGCGAACAACCGAGGCGCCGGCAACGCGTCGCGACACCAGACAAGGAGCCAGCTGGTCCTATGAGCGAGCCAACCCCCGAGGTGCCCGAGCCCATCGACCCGGCGCCCGTCGTCGCTCTGCTGGAGGCCCGCCGCACCGAGCTCCTCGGCGGCGAGGACTCGATCGGCCTGCGCGAGCAGCGCGTCGAGGAGATGCAGGCGCGCCTGGCCGAGGAGCAGGCCGCGCTCGCGGCGTGCCAGGCCGAACTCGCCGCACTCGATGCAGCGATCGCGCTGATCGCACCCCCGGCTGCCGAGCAGCCCGAGCCGACCGAGCCGAGCGAACAGGAGGTCTGAGCGGGATGGTCCAGCAGCACGCGCTCAAGTGGGGCAGCTTCGACTTCGTCAGCAAGACGCCCACCGCCGCGGGCTACCTCGCCCAGGCGTGCGCCGACGGCACCAACTTCGGCAACCCGGAGGCGGAGTACGAGAGCATCCAGTCGCTGCTCCGCGACGGTGCGCTCACGGTGCGCGGGAAGCGGAAGAACCGGACCATCACGATCCGGATCCGGTTCTCCGCTCCGACTACGGTCGCAGGTCCCGCACTGGAGGCCGCCGAGAAGGCGCTGATGCTGCAGGTCGGCCTCGACCAGCCACCGCCGCTGATCCGCACCCCAGCCGCGTCGGGCGCTGCGACGTCGTACTACGACGTCGTGATCGCCGAAGACCCCGAGTGGGACAGCGCGAACGGCAACGATCTCGAGGAGGTCCTGCGCGAGTACCGCTACTTCACCCTCACGCTGCAGTGCCTGCCGTTCGCGCGGCCCAAGGACACGGTCGTGGTCCCGGCGACCGCCGTCCCGCCGCCCACACCAACCACGGTCAACATCGACACCTGCGACGCGACGACCGGATGGTCGAAGTCCTCGTCCGGGTTCGGGCCGGTCACCAAGACCAACCTGGTCCCGAACCCATCGTTCGAGACGAACGCCACCGGCTGGGTGCCCGGTTCCGGTGCGCCCTACCTCAACCGCGACAACTCCAGCCCGGCCGCAGTGGGTTCCTGGTTCGTCTACACCTCCACCCCTTCGTCGGGCGCGACCTCCTACGTCAACGGCCCCACGATGCCCGTGCAGGCTGGCGTCGGCTACGCGATCGTGGTGAGCACGCGCCAGGCCACCGGTACGACCGGCGGCATCCTCGTCCGCTTCTACAACGCCGGTGGTGGCCAGATCGGACCCGACCTGGTGAGCAGCCGAGCGATCACCGTGTACGGCTGGCAGGGTTACCAGGTCAACCAGACGGCGCCCGCTGGGGCGACCTCGATGCAGATCTTCCCGTTCGCCAGCGGGGCGCCGGGCACCAACACCATCTGGGACCTGGACGCGGCCTACGTGACCGTTCAGCAGGATGCCCACCCGTACTACTTCGACGGCGACACCACCGACACCTCTGCCTGGATCTACGCCTGGACGGGCACCGCTCACGCCTCGACGTCCACCGCGACCTCGACCACCCCGGCGACCTCGCTCAGCGCCTCGGGTGGCCACGTCGACCTCAACGGCGTCTCCAGCCTCCTCCACTCGAGCACCCGCACGCTCACGCTGACCCGCACCGGCGCGGTCGCGATGAGCACCAGCCCCTACCTGCGCGTCTCGGCCGCGATCACCGCTACCGGCGGGACAGCCAGCCTGGTCTTCAGGATCGGCACAGGAACGGCTGTCGCGATCGAACCGGTTGCAGTGACGCCCAGCACGATCGCGGGGTACAGCGACTACTACTTCACGACCGGCAGTTTCGACACGCTGGTCATCGAAGGCCAGGCGGCAGGCGGCACCAACACCCCCACGGTCACCGTCTCGGTCGCCCACGTCGCACGCACCGACACCGTCACCGGCCTGGGCACCAACCGACAGGTCAGCCGCACCGCCACCGTCGGCGGATCGGCTCCCACCCAGGCGGCGATCCGGCTTTTCGACGCGACTCCGGCCGCACTCGGGACCGAGGTGCTCGTGCACACCTCCCGCAACACCGCCTGGCAGCCGGCCCTTCGGCCCTTCCAGATAACCGCGACCGGCGTCACGGCCGACACCGCCCGCGTCTCTGGTGCACGGAACCCGCTCGGGACCGCGAAGGTCTTCCGGATCCCGGCGGCCAAGTTCACCAAGGGTCTCTACTCGCTGATGGCGCTGATGTCGGTCACCACCTCGGCCGCGCTGACCTGGTCTGTCCGCACCGTGTCGGCTGCCGGCGCGACCACGGTCGGCTCCTCGATTGTGCTGTCCGGGTCGGTCACGGTCCCGGTCACCACCGGCTACCAGATCCTCAACCTCGCCGCGATCCCGCTTCCTGTCGTGGACGTCGAGGCCGACCAGATGGTCGAGCTCACGCTGACGGGCACCGCGAACATGACCCTCGACGAGGCGTGGCTGTTCGGCAAGGACGACGGCGTCCTGACCTGGATCCGCGACACCGACTCGCTGACCTGGCTCGAGATCCGCTCCCCGGAGCTCGACGCGCCGCGGCCATCGATCTTCGGCGGCACCGGCGCCAAGGGCGCGAACTCGGTCGACGTGTCATGGAAGGCCGCCGGCGCGGTCGCCGGGATCAGCTACGGCGCCTTCGGCACCCACCGCTTCGAGCCCGGCCCGATCCAGATCTACACCGTCTGCCTCGGCTCGACGGCTGCACAGTCAGAGATCGAGTACTACGAGCGCTACCTCTCCCACGTTGCCGGAGCCGCCGCATGAGCCGTCGCGGCGACACCCGCCCCGAGGTCCGCCTCACCACCGCCGACGGCACCACGTTCCTGCTGTCGTCGATCGTCCCCAAGGGCGCTTGGGGCAAGCTGCGGCACTCCTTCCGCCTCAACGGCGCCTGGGCGGCGTCGTGGTCGATCCCGAACACCACGACCTGGCGCCACCCCGCGCTCGTGTACGGCGTCCGAGTCGAGATCGTCCTCGGTCCGATCGTGGTCTGGCCCGGCACGCTCGAGGAGCCCGACTGGGACGCCGGCACGTTCACCGCGATCGGCGCTGCCCGCGAGGCCGAGACCACCTTCGGCCTCGACGCCCTTGGCAACGCCTCCACCAAGCCGAACGAGGCGATCGACACCGCGATCGCCGCCGGCGACCTCACCTGGACCCGAGTCGGCGACTTCGGCAACACCGCCGTGGGCGACGCCTCCGGCACTGACGGCGTCGTCTCCCTGACCTCGATCCTCGACGCCGCCGCGAAGAAGAACAACAGCCGCTGGTACCTCAACGAGATGCGCCAGCTCGACTGGAAGCCGCTCGACGAGAACACCCCGAAGTACCTCATCGTCCCCGGCTCCGGGGTCCTCGGCTCGGCCTCCGAGCAGCGCGTCGACCGGATCTACGCCCGCTACATCGACTCCACCACCGGACGCCGAACCACCATCGTCTACCCGACCACTGGCGCGGCCCGGGTGAAGCGGCCAGCCGACTTCACCAAGGACGGCGCCATGACCGCCGCCGACGCCCAGACGCGGGTGCAGGCGCTGTGGACCCAGAACAACGCGGGGCGCTCCGGGTTCACCAACGGCTGGAACCTCACCCACGGCCAGATCACCTACCTCGGCGGCGCCGTCGTCGACGGCGCCCTCGTCAGGGCCGGCGAAACCGTCGCAGCCCTCGGCCTCCCGGACACCCGCGGCATCGCCCAGAACACCCTGGTCGTGCTAGGCGACACCGACTACGACTGGGAAGACGACGAGCTCCAGGCCAACCCCAACGGCCTCGTCGACCGCGACCCCGAGAGCGTCCTGACCCAGGTCGGCAACCTCGCTGCCGAGGCCCTCGCCCGGACGGCCGCAGGACAGGGTGCAGGCGTCTTCCCGGCGGGCACGCCTGCGGTCGTCGGCACGGCGCCACCTGCTGGCACCCCGATGCTGGTCCGGACCGGGACGGTCGTCGTCTCGCCAACGGACGGTGTCGGGACCATCTCGTTCCCCTACATCGGCGGGGCGTTCCAGAACGGCATCGCCTCGGTGGTCTGCACCCCAGGTGACGACACCGCGAACTTCAACGCGATCCGCATGCGAGGCGCCTCCTGCACACTCGCGACCTTCGTCGGCGGCGCCATCACAAACGTGGGCTATGTCGGCGCGGGGGCCGGCATCCGCATCAACTACGTCGCGATCGGATGGTGACCTCACACATGGCAGACGAGCCCGGCGGCTGGGAACTCAAGCGCTCCCACGAGCAGCTCCGCCAGGACATGCGCGACGGCTTCAACCAGCTGGGCCAGCGCCTCGACAAGGTCGTCACCGCCGAGGCGTTCGCCGCCGAGCAGCGCCGAGTCGACGACAAGCACCGCGACCTGGCCGACGACATCGCCGCCGAGCGCGCCCAACGGATCGCCGCGATCGCCGACGAGAAGGCCGAGCGCGAGAAGGGCGACGCCGCACAGCAGGCGGCACTCGACAAGCTCATCGCCAACCAGAAGTGGATCATCGCGGCCGTCTTCCTGCCGCTCGTCTTCTTCGTCGTCTCCACCCTCATTGCAACGGGAGTGATCTGATGCGCGTCCTTCGATGGGTCGCGGTCGCGCTCGGGTTCGCCCTGACGGGCGTGCTGCTCGCGGTCGCGCTGAACCAGGGATCCGACAACGCCACCGACCTCAAGCGCGAGCAGGCGCGACGAGTGAAGGTCGAGCAGAAGCTGCTCGAGCAGGAGGCGGCCTCGGCCGCCCTAGCAGAGCAACTGCGACAGCTCGGCGAACAGCCCGCCGTCGAGCCGGGCGACCCGCCCGACCCGGACAAGATCATCGCGATTCCGGGTCGCCCCGGTCCCCGCGGCCCGTCGTGCATCGAGGACATCGGCCTGATCCCCTGCCGAGGGAACCCCGGGAAGCCCGGCGACGACGGGGACGACTCGACCACCCCGGGCCCCCGCGGCCCTTCGTGCGTCGAGGAGCTCGGACCGGAGAAGTGCCAAGGCCCGCCCGGCAAGAGCGGGACCGATGGCAAGGACGGCCGCGACGGCGTCGACGGCACGGACGGCGCCCCCGGGACCGCCCAGCCCGGCACCTACTCGTGCGGCGAGGGCCAAGCGATCAAGACCATCACCGTCGCCGAGGGCGGCGCCGTGACTCTCACCTGCGTCGACCTGCCGCAGTTCGCCGGAGGAGGCAACAAGCCATGACCGATGCCCGACTCGTCTGCCCTCTGTGGCGCGGCAAGCGCAACGTCGACGCGCTCACCATCTCGGTGATCGAGCGAGCCGAGAAGGCCCTCGGCTTCCAGCTCATCATCACCCAGGGCTCCTACCAGGGCAGCGGTGGCGACCCGAAGTCCGCTGGCACCCACGCCGAGGGCGGCGCCGCCGACTTCTCCACCCGCGGCCTCACCACCGAGCAGAAGCACCGCGCCGTCCTCGAGCTCCGCAAGGCCGGCATGTTCGCCTCCGTCCGCACGCCGGCCGAGGGCAACTGGCCCGAGCACATCCACGGCATCGTCGTCGACCACCCCAATCTCTCGCCGGCCGCCGCCGCCCAGATCGTCGACTACCGCAAGGGCCTCAACGGGCTGGCCAACCACCGGCGCGACACCGGCCCCCGGCTGAACCCGATCCCCGTCCCGGTCTGGCCCGTCGTGCCGCCGAAGAAGAAGCGGCCCCAGCGGATCCGCGAGTCCCTCAAGCAGCTCCGCGCGCAACTCGCCGACCCCGCCACCGGGCCGACCCAGCGCAAGCGGATCCTCGCCGCGATCGCCGACCTCAAGAAGATCGAGAAGCGATGAGCGCCGCCGTCTCCAACCTCGCCGGCCGACTGCGGCTGCTCGCCACCGCCCTCACCGTCCTCGGCCCGCTCGCCGCCGTCGCGCCGGGCCTCGACGTCTTCCACGGCAACATCGCCGGCCGCCGCAAGGTCCGCCGGATCAAGCGCCGAATGCGCAAGCACCGCGACGACGTCCTGGTCCTCACCGAGGCGTACAACGCCCGGCAGCACTTCAAGCGCTGGGCCGAACGGTTCGGCTACGAGCTCCGCCAGGCCACGCGGGGGAAGCACGGCCCCGAGGGGCCCGACGTCGCCGTCCTCGTCCGCCACGGCGTCGAGATCCTCGACTACCAGCTCGTCGAGATGACCAAGGAGTGGTGGGGCCCGTTCCGGTACCCGCACTCGCGCAAGAAGCCACGTCTCGTCCCGCTGCTGCGGCTGCGCAAGGCCGGTGTGGTCTACGTCGTCATCGGCATGCACGCGCCCTCAGGCGGACCGTCCGGCGGGGTCGCGACCCGTGGCCGGAACGCGCCCGCCTACGAGGAGTACGCCACCCACGTTCACACCAGGCTGGCCGCGGCCGAGCGTGGCGCCGCGGTCGGCGACGGCAACGCCAAGGGCGCCGACCTCCGCCAGCACATGATGCCCGCCGGCGGCCACGTCTCCATGGCCTCCAGCGTCGACGGAGTCGTCGCCAAGGGCCTCCGCATCGCCCTCCGCCGGCTGCGCTCCCCGCTCGGGATGCACGGCTGGTTCACCGCCCGACTCACCCCCGCCTGATCGAAGGAGACCCCATGACCAACCTCGTCCCCGACAAGACCGTCGTCGCCGCCAAGCGCGGCTTCATCCGCACCACCGCCCAGTCCTACGGCGCCACCCTGACCACCGGCATCTCGGCCTCGGTCGTGACCGGGGTCGTGACCGGTGAGGTGCAGGTCGTCCCGACGGTCATCACCCTGGCGGTCGCCCTGGTCGCGCCGGTCATCGCCGGCGCCGCGTCGTACTTCTCGATCCTCGGCGACGGCATCCCCGAGGACTACACCGGCGAGACCGAGTAGCGACCGTGCCGCAATACGACGAGTGGGGCGACCCGGTTCACCTGTGCGCCGCGACGCTCGAGAGCGCCTGCCCCACCTGCGGGATCCGCCTGGTGATGTTCGAGCCAGCTGCGCCCGACCTTCCGAGCTGGTGACCACGATGCTCGCCGTGCGCCCGCTGCTCGAGGTGCCGGGCATGCTGCTCGGCCCGGTCATCTGCCGGATCACCGGCCGCCACCGGCCCTACGCGTTCCGGCACCACGCTGCGCCTGCGTTCCGGATCTGCCTGCGCTGCAGCCGGACCGTCTGACCCACCACGGCCTCTCGGCTTGAAGGCTCACTCGACCTGGTCCATGTTCGGCGTGAACGCCGCGACTAGCCCCCGAAAGGAGCCACCGATGCAGAAGGTCATCGCCCAAGCGATCGCCAGCGCCGTGTACGCCATGGTCTACAACGCCGTCGTCCGCTCGCTCCGCTGACCTCGCTACCGCAGGCCGACTGCCGCCCGTCTCCCACCCGGAGGCGGGCGGCTTTCGGCGTTCCCGGGCACACTCACCTCATGGACACGCTGCTCGTCGTCACCCATCTCGCCGCGGCGCTCGGTGGCGCGCTCATCGGCTGGTCGATGCGCGACCGCCGTCAGCCGTAGGCGGAGCCCGTCCCAGGGCTCGACTTGACCGGCACCAGCTGGTCGGCCGGCACCCACTCCGTGACGACCTTGTGACGAAGCGTCATCCGGTCGAGGTAGGTCACCAGCGCCTCCCATCCCTGATCGCCCTGGCGCCACTCGAGGACCAGGCCCGCGAACGGCATCGGGTTGTTCGGGAGCCGCACCCAGACGTGCGCGGTGCGTTCGGCCATGGTCGGAGGGTACGACTACCCTCCGACGCGTGCAGATCCACGCAGGCCGCCGCCCCAAGGACGACACCACCGCGGAGGCGGTCCACTGGACCGTCGAGACCGACGACTACGACGCCGGCATGGCCGAGGTCCGGGCCGCGGTCCCCGAGGGCTGGGTGCTGCTCAGCGTCCGAGTGGAGCGCTAGAGATCAGACGAGCGACAGCTGCGCATCGTCTGGATCGAGCGAAGGGTCCCGATCCAGGGCGGTCAGCTGAACTTCCCTCTCCCGCAGCCGAGCTCGCTCGAGGCTGAGGAAGCGACGAACCATCCGCCCTGGCGCTTCGTCGTGGGTCTCGAATGAGGCCGACGACACGATCCGATGATTGGCCGCGAGGGCTGCGACGACGTGGCGCTGCGTCAGGCAACGAGCCATCTCGCGAACGAGCTCCTTCTCGCGAGCGCCAAGGAGGTCGCTGGCTTCTTGCTCGTTGAGGTGGGCATAGAGCCAGACGTTCGCCGTCTCCTCTTCTCCTGCGGCACAGACAAAGAGGTAGGTCGCCCCATGTTGAGTCAGGAGACCGGCGAGGGGGATGTTGTAGAAATCGAGCGTCTCGACCTCTTCGGCGTCCGGCGACGGCATCCATGGGCGCTCGCCGATGTGGATGCTGAGTAGATCACTCATCTTCCCCCTCCTCCCGATTCCATCGTCTCTCGGAGAAGCATGATCTGAACAGTAGCGCGACTGGGTCGTCCCAGTCTGCAGGGTAGGAAACACTTGCGTGGTCCGGGTTGCGGCGGTTGGGGGTGTGTGTCACGTCGAAGCCGGCGGACCGGAGGTCACCAACTCGGGCGTAGCGGGCACCGTCGTCCGGGCCACACTTGGCCGCCTTCCTCACCACATGGAACATCTGGCTCGGGGTCTTTCTTCCGCGGGAGACCGACACCATGCCATCGAAGTCCGACACCCGGGGGCGGTCGATTTCGGCGCGCCCGCGCTCGATTCGCTGCGTGACGTACTCGTCATCGGCGATGTCCTCGGCGTCGAGCGGCACGTGGAGGAGTCTGGCAGGCGCGCGCCGGACCGTCAGCCATTCACCTCGAAACCGAGCCGTCGCGCCGAGCGCTGGTGCTGCCGGTGTGCCCGGAGCCGCCGTAGCCGCCGCACGAGCAGCGGGTCGGCTGCGAGCGCCTCCGGCCGGTCGACCAGCGCGTTGAGCACCTGGTAGTAGCGCGTCGCGCTCATCCCGAACTGCTCGCGCACAGCGCTCTCCTTGGCGCCGGCGTACTTCCACCACTGGCGCTCGAAGGTCAGGATCGCAGTCTCGGTGTCGGTGAGCTCGGGCATGTCAGGGACGGTAGGTCGAGGGTCCGACGGAACCGGCATCGTGGCCGAATCTGGGTGTGCACATATGCACATCAGACGGCCCGAGACTGGATCAGACAGGCCCAGACAAGATCAGAAAAGGGCCTCTGACCTGCGCAAACTCAGATCGTCGCAGGTCAGGGATCGACTGAAAATCAAGTTCGACTCTTGCCTGGGGCACCCGCGTTGACCTGCGAAAACTCAAGATCGCGTGACTCATATGCACAGCGTATGCACACTGGGACCATGCCGAAGGTCAACACGCGCCGCAACTCCGACGGCACCACGACCCACTTCGTGCGCTTTCGCCTGGACGGAATCCAGACCTCGCTCCCCTTCGGCGACGACCTGCGCGAGGCTGAGAGGTTCGCCACAGACGTCGAGAACCGCGGAGCGCAGTGGGCCTGGGAGAACTACCAGCGGGCCGAGGAGATCGCCGCCGAGATGACGCTGGACGAGTGGGCCACGCGCTACTTCGGCGCGCTCACCATCTCGCCCGGCTCGATCGACGAATACAAGCGGCAGTGGCGCCTGCGCTGGAAGCCGCACCTGGGTCACATGAAGCTGTCGCGGATCACCCGCGAGGACGTCGTCGCGGCCGTAAAGGCGCAGTCGGGACTCGCGCCCCGCACCATCGAGAACGCGTGGGGCACCCTGGCGACCATGCTCAAGGTCGCGGTCGCCGACGGCCACATCGACCGCTCCCCTGCCCTCGGCGTCAAGCTGCCGAAGCACGAGGGCCACGAGTCGGCCGAGCACCGCTACATGGACGCCGACGAGCTGCTGCAGGTCATCGCTGACACCCGGGACCGCTACAAGCCGCTGATGTGGATGCTGGTCGGCACGGGCATGCGCTGGTCCGAGGCCACGGCGCTCACCGTCGGCGACGTCGACCTCGAGGCCAAGACCGTGCGTGTCACGAAGGCCTGGAAGCGCGACCGCGAGAAGGGCGCCTGGTACGTCGGCCAACCGAAGACGAAGAAGTCGAAGCGGACGATCAGCCTGCCCAACGAGACCGTCGAGGCCGTGCGCCCGCTCGTCGAGGGTCGCAAGCGCACCGAGCGGCTGTTCACGAACCAGCGCGGCGAGTGGATCAAGCACCAGACCTTCTATCGGGAGCACTGGCGCGAGCACTCCACCAAGAACGTCGCGAAGCCGCGGCCCCGGATCCACGACATCCGGCACAGCCACGTCGCCTTGCTGATCGCCGCCGGCACGTCGCTGCCGGTGATCCAGGCGCGGCTTGGCCACGAAAAGATCACGACCACGATCGACACCTACGGCCACCTGCTGCCGGATCTGCAGGTGGCCGCCGCGGCGGCCGCCGACGCCGTGCTGTCGCGCGGCACCAAGCCGAAGGAGATCGGCTGACCTACGCGCCCCAGTCGCCGGCGGCGCCGACCACGTGGGCGTCGATCACTGCCCTCTCTTCGGCCGTGAAGGTGTCGAGGCGCATGCGGTACAGGTCGAGCGTGACGTTGAGCTCCCGGGCCGCGTGCCCGTCCGTGCACGTGACGACGATCGTGCGCGCCAGGTGCTCGAGGTCGGGCATGAGCAGTCGGGCCGCGAACTCCTCGGCGCGCAGCTCGCGGCGGTAGTCGAAGAGGTTGTCCTCGGTCCCGCAGGTGTCGCCGAAGACCACGTGCCCGAGTTCATGGGCCAGTCCGCAGCGCGCCTTGAGCGGCCGGATCGTCTTGTCCATCGCGATGACGCGCTGCACGGGGAACCAGCGCGCTCGTCGACCGAGGAGGACCTCTTGGTTGTCAGTCCAGTGCAGCCTGACGTCTGGCATCGTCGCCAGCAGGCTGTAGGGGCTGCTCACACTTCCTCCGGGTCCTCGTCTCCCTCGACGTCGTTCTTCGGCTCCGGCGCCGCGACCGAGGGCTGTCCGATCAGCTCTTCGTCGGTGACCATGTCAGGCACTTCCGACTGATTGCGCTCCGCTCGCTTCCGGGCGAGCTCGTCGGCCGCGTCCTGGTCGGCATCGATCTTCGCGAGTCGCGCGAGGCGTCGCTGCGCCATCTGGATGAGGTCGGCCGGCTCCAACTCGAAGGCGACCGCGAGGGCGTACAGGTGGTCCGTGTTGATGTGGCGCTCGGCCTGCAGAAGACGCAGAAGCGTCCGCTTCGGGATGCCGCTCTTGGCGGCCAGCTGATCGACCGTCATGGATGTCGCACCGCGCTCGGCGCGCAGCGTCGCAGCGAGCGCCGCGTTCAGCCCTTCGGCCGGAGAAGTAGGAGCCATGGCGCGAAAGTACCACTTTGGGCACCAAGAGCGCCAGTATTGACTTTCATAGTGCCCAACCTTGCATGGTGCCCAAACGGGCACTACGGTGACCATATGGGCACTGAAACCTACTCCGACGCAGTCGCGGGGAGGGTGGCGGAGGCGATCGAAGCGGCGGGTGAGACGAAGCTCGGAGTCGCCGAGAAGACCGGGATCCCCCGCTCCACACTCCTGCGTCGCCTCGACCGCGTGACGCCGTTCAACACCGACGAGCTCGACGCGATCGCGAAGCTTCTGGGCATCGACGTCGTAGTCCTGGCGGGCGGTCGGCGACCGGCCGACGCGACGCGGGCGGACGTGGCCTGATGTCCGCGACGAGTGCCGCCAACTGGCGCACGGTCGCCGAGCAGGCCGAACAGTGGCGCTGCAGCAAGGGCGCTGTGCACGCGGCCATCGACCGCGGCGACCTCCCGGCCACCAAGATCGCTGGCCGCTGGCTCATCGCCCCGGCCGACGCCGAGAAGTACGAGGAAGACCAGCGGAGTCTTCGTCGCACCGTCAAGCGGGTCCGGGCGCCGCGCCGTCGCCCCCAGAGGCGCGCATCATGACCGCGCCACCGGGCCGCGCGCCCACCTCAACGCCTTTCGGTGAGCGAATCACTGGGACGGGGCTCGACCTCTCCACTCGCAACGGCCAGCTGCGCTATCTCGTCGCCGGGCTGGGCGTCACGCGTCGTCAGGCGCAGGCGCTGATCCGCGCCTACGCACTCGACCAGCGCGACCGCCAGGCACGGCAGGCCAGCGCCGAGGAGTTCGGCCACTGGCTGCGCTCGAACTACTGGCCCAGCGTGAGCCGACGTCCGCAGCCGAACATGGCCGCGGTGGGCTGGCGGGTGACCTCGTCATGACGTCCTACGCCCAGCGCCGAGCCGGCGCTCGCAACGGTGCTCGCCTGGCCGAGGCCGCGATCCGCGAGGAGACCGAGCGTCAGCAGAAGCTGCGCGAGGCCGAGTACGCCGCGGGTCTCGCGCGCCGCAAGGCTGCGCGTCAGGCGAAAGCGGACCGGGTGAAGTTCACGGCCGCCGACCTCGCCGACGCCTCCCATGTCCGCGACGCCATCGGCTGGCACCGCGTCGTCCGCATCTCAGCCAAGTCGGTCACGGTCGCGACGTCCTACTCGTGGACCGAGCGCATCCCGGTCGAGCGAGTCCTGCAGTACGCGATCAACGGGAAGGCGGTGACGTCGTCATGACCCAGCAGGAGAACGCCGTGCCGTGCGCGTTCTGCGGCACTCGGCTCGGCCGTAGGCGCGACCGGACGCCGCTCGGCCTCGTCCACCCGGCCTGCGGTGTCGAGTACCGCCGCCGCCACGCCGGCCGAGGTGACTACGACAGCCGCCTCCCGAAGCACCTGGCGGCCTCGTGAGCGCCTACTCGCGCCGGAAGCGCGCGGGCAAGCTGCCCAAGGCCAAGCCGGAGCGCCGGACCCCGCCGGCCGTCGATCGCCGCGCGCAGCCCAAGGCGACGCCGAAGGCGCGCACCCCGCGGCAGCTGCCCTGGGAGGGTGCGGACGCGCCGGACTACTACGACCGCGGCATCGCTCACATGATGAGCGAGGCGCCCGGCCGGTGGTCGTCGTGACCGCCGTCGGTATCGGCCAGCTCGACCCCGACCAGGCCGACTTCCTCGACCTGCTCGCGGACGACCGCACACCACTCGGCAAGGTCGCGATGGAGGACTTCCGCGAGGCCTGCTGGGCCGACGCGCTGGCTCACGACGGCGAGGTCCACCCGTCCCGCGTCTCGGCCATCCTCCACGCCCGCTTCGGCGAGATCGACCCACGCTCATTCTCCGCGCGCTGGGCGCCGGCATGCGGCAAGCACGGCTTCCTCGACAAGACCGACGTGCTCGTGCCGATCGACGGCGAGCACTCGCGCGGCAACTCCAACAAGGAGATCCGCCTCCGGCGCTGGCGCGACTGGCCCGCGGCCGCCTGACTCTTTCCCCCTCCCTTCAACCCAAGGAGCACTCCATGGGCGACACAAGCCTGCCCTCCGGACCCGTCTGTGACTGCGGATCCCTCGTCCTGCCGCTCGGCGCGATCACCGTGTGCATCGACAACGTCGAGCACTCGGACACCGCGTGCATCCCGTGCCCGGCGGTCCGGTCATGAACAGCGACGACCTCCGCGACCCCGACCTCCGGGCGATCGCCTTCTGCGCGGTCGTGGCCGGCGTGGCCCTGCTGTTCCTCGCGGTCTTCATCGCCGAGCAGATCGGCCGGCGGCTGTGAGCGACCTGCTGACCGAGAAGCCCGCCGAGTGCCTGGCACCAGTCGACACGCTGCTCGACGCCCTGGCTGCCGAGCGCGTCGTCCCGGCCGCGATTCACGTCGAGTAGCGGCACACGGACCGCACGCACCCCTACGTCAACGTCTGGATGCGCTACCGGACCGACCTCGAGCGGGTTGCCGCTCGGCTCGCACTGCGCGTCGAGATGCAGAGGCGCCAGATCGACCAGCGCCACTACTTCACCAAGGGCGATGGGCCAGGCGTCCTGCTCCAGTGCATCTCCCATCCCCATCACGACGACTGGGAGTCGTCGACCTGAGTCGTCCGGGCCGCGGCGCGAAGGGGAAGCCGCTGCAGTCCGGACCGGGGCGCCCTCACCTGGGGGGCGCGGGCGCCCCGCTCAAGCACTGAGACCCCGCTCCCTCGACTTGCCGGTCGGGAGCGGGGTCTCGCGATTTCAACTACCCGAAAGGTACGACATGGCCAAGCAACCAGACCACGTCGACGCGACGTTCTACGCCGTCATCACGCCGGCGTGGTCGCGCTGGAACAAGGACGACCGGGGTCGGCCGCTGCTCGAGGGCGCGTCCGTCGACCGCATCACCAAGAACCGTCCCGGCCAGGTCCGCGGTGACGCCGTCGTCACCCGCCTGACCCTGCGCATCGACGCGACCGCACTGCTCCCGCTGCAGCCGCAGGCCGTCGTGCACATCCACGCCGACGACGTCGAGGTCATCGAGGTCATCGCAGACGCTCCCGAAGCGGAGGCCGGCCAGTGACCGCCTTCCTGATGTTCGTCCTCCTCGTGCTCACGCTCGTCGCCTGGGGCATGGCGCACTCGTCGCAGCGCCGGCTCCTCGAAGCCACGCGAGCCGAGCGCAACGAGTGGCGCACGATCGCACTCGCCTTCCAGGGAGTCGGCGCCAAGTTCGAGGCGACGAACCGCCAGAACATCGCGACGATCGCCATGCTGCGCGCCACCCTCTCGAACGCCGAGGCTGACCGGAATCGCCATGCGACAGCACTGCGTGGCGAGCTGTTGCGACAGGCGCGTGCCGAGCTCATCAAGCCGGACGAGCCCGTCGGCGTGGCCTCGGTGCTCGAGTTCGCGACGACCGGTCGCGGCGGGAGGCGGGCCACGTGCGCAACGCCGTGCTCTCCCTGTGGCACCTTCGCCGACTGCTGGAAGGCCGCCCAGTGAGCCGCGGACGACGCTGGCGCCGGCGCGACAACCGCCCCGACTGGGACAAGCACCTGTCCGGCTTCCGCGCACCTCGCGACTGGGCCGACTGCCCCCGCTGCGGGCTGCTGATCCAGGCCGGCCAGAACGCCGTCAAGCGCGACGACGCGTGGATCCACGTCCACTGCGCGCCGGGATGGGAGGACGGAGAATGAGCCTCCGGATTCTCGATGTCCAGCAGCGCTCGCCCGAGTGGTACGAGGCCCGGCGCGGCATCGTCACGGCGTCCAGCGTCGGCGATCTCGTCGCCGTCTGCGCGCCCGACGCGATCGAGGTCGACTGCTCGAACTGTGGAGCGGTCGCCGGCGAGCCGTGCCTCAGCGCTGCACGGAAGACGCCGACCCCGATCAAGACCTTCCATGGCGAGCGCACGGCCAAGGCGAGCTCGCTGCCGCCGGTCTACGGCCTGGCTGACAACGACACCTCACGCGGGCTGCTCGACCTGCTGGCTGCCGAGCGCATCACCGGCCACATCGAGGACACCTACACGAGCCGCGACATGGAGCGAGGCGTCTTCGCCGAGCCCTTCGCGCGCGACCTCTACGCCGAGCACACCGAGCGGCCGGTCGAGGAGTGCGGGTTCATGGTCCGCGAGTTCGACGGCTTCAAGATCGGCTATTCGCCTGACGGTCTCGTCGGCCACGACGGGCTAATCGAGATCAAGGCGCCGCGGCAGAAGCGCGAGCTGCGGACGATCCTCAACGGCGAGGTGCCGGCCGAGCACATCCCGCAGCTGCAGTGCGGCCTGCTGGTGAGTGGTCGCTCGTGGATCGACTTCGTGTCGTACTGCGGCGGGATGCCGCTGTGGGTCCAGCGCGTGACGCCCGATCCCGCTTGGCAGGCGGCGATCGTCGCGGCGGCCGAGAGGGCCGAGCGGACGATCGCCGAGACCGTCGCCACCTTCCGAACCGCCACCGTCGGGCTGCCCGTCGCCGAACGAATCGACCTCATGCAGGAGATCTACTGATGACCGACATCTCCGAGACCCTCGCGCCCAAGTCCGAGCAGCTCGACAACATCGAACTGGCCGACGGGCCCCGAGACTTCACGGTCGAGCGAGTGGTCGTGAAGCACGGCGCCGAGCAGCCGGTGAGCGTCTACTTCGCCGAGTTCCCCCGCCCCTGGCGGCCGGGTGTGACCATGCGTCGCGTCCTCGGCGGCTGCTGGACCAACGACTCATCTACCTGGCCCGGCAAGCGCGTCCGCCTGTTCCGCGACCCCGACGTGACCTACGGCAGGGACAAGCCGGGCGGCACGCGCATCAGCCACCTGTCCCACATCCCCGGCCCGATGGACGTTCCCGTGCTGCTGTCACAGGGGCGCATGGGCACGTACCACGTCGATCCGCTGCCCTCCCCTGCGCCCGCGAAGGACTGGGACGCCGTGCTCGCCACGGCGGCCGGGATCACCGACCTCGACGCCCTGCAGGAGCTCTGGCGCGTCGAGGGGCTCGGGAGCGCGCCGGAGCACATCAAGGACGCCGTCAACGCGCGCGCCGCCGACCTAAAGACGAAGAAGGAAGAGGCATGACGCCACCCAGCACCACCCAGCTCACCACGGCGCCCGAGACCACCAGTCCGGGCGCCGTTTCCGTCTCCAGCCCCGATCTCGACCACCTCTGGTCCGACCTCTTCGAGGAGGTCCAGCACGCGGTGACCTACAAGCCGGGCCACCGCCTGCTGCTCAAGCCGGACACGCCCGAGAACGGGTCGCGCTGGTACTTCCAGGTCGAGGCCGACACGGTCGACGCCATCACCGGCGAGCCGCACACCGGCCGCGGCGGCAAGGCCTACCTCTCGCCGCACGCCTGCCGCAGCGAACTCGTCCAGACCGCCTTCGGGCTGTTCAAGGCCTACGAGGAGCACGAGGCCCGGGAGTTCTTCCGGTTCGACGGCGCCCAGGTCTTCGGCCCGCACTTCGATGTGCTCGCGCTCGTCGAGATCGCCCACCGGACCGAGGTGCGGGCATGACGCGCGCGATCCCAGCAGCCGGGTTCATCGCAGCGATCCTCGCGGCCAACTACGTGACCACCGAGTACGGCATGGTGCCGGTCGGCTTCGGTCTCGTCGCCACGGCAGGGACCTACTTCGCCGGCCTGACCTTCGTGGTTCGCGATGCGGTCCAGGATGGCTTCGGACGCACCGGCGCGATGATCCTCATCGTCCTCGGCGCGGTCGCGTCATACCTCATCTCCGACCCGTTCATCGCGCTCGCCTCCGGCGTGGCGTTCCTGGCGTCCGAGGTCGGCGACCTCACCATCTACACGCCGCTTCGGCGACGTGGGTACATCCGCGCCGCGGCGGCATCGAACACCGTTGGCGCGTTCGTCGACACCTTCCTGTTCCTCTGGGTCGCGGGGTTCCCGATCGCCGGCGCCTGGCAGGGCCAGGTCGTCGGCAAGCTCGCCGTCACCGCCCTCGTAATCGCGCTGGTGGGGGTGGCTCGTGCGGTACTTCGCGAACCCGTCAACGCCGAGGGTGCGTGAGGCCATGAAGACCGGCCTTCTCGACTGCATCGAGACCCCGAAGCAGGGCAACCGCCCCGTGGACGGCGTGACCTGGTGCGCAGACAACGGGTGCTTCGGCAAGGGCTACCCGGGCGACGAGCAGTGGTTCGCCTGGCTCGAAGCCAACGCCTACCGAGCCTCGTCGTGCGCGTTCGCCGTAGCGCCGGACGTGGTCGGTGACGCCTGGGCTACCCAACTCCGCTCGATGCCCTGGCTGCCGAAGATCCGTGCCCTCGGCTATCCCGTTGCCTACGTCGCGCAGAACGGAGTGCGAGCAGACCGGCTGCCGTGGGATGCGTTCGATGCCCTGTTCCTCGGCGGCAGCCTCGAGTGCCTGCCGTGCCGGCACGTCTATCAAGACCCTCGTCCGCCACGGCACGGCGAGCCGTGCCCGTGCTGCGGGCGTCGCCTGACCGAGTGGAAGTTGAGCCGGACGGCTCGCGCGCTGACCTACGAAGCGAAGGCGCGCGGCAAGTGGGTGCACATGGGGCGCGTCAACAGCCTCCGCCGGATGCGATTCGCCCACGCCTTCGGCTGCGACTCGGTCGACGGGACCTTCATCGCCCGAGGTCCGAACAAGAACCTGCCCATCGTCCTGCGCTGGATCGCCGAACTGCGCGACCAGGGCAGCTTCCTCTCCGAGGTGCGAGCGTGACCCCCGATCTCATCGTCAAGTCCACTGGCGCCGGCGTGCAGTCGACGGCGATCGCACTGCTGATCGAGGACGGCACCCTGCCGAAGCCCGACGCGGCGATCTTCGCCGACACCGGCTGGGAGCCCGCCGCGGTGTACGAGCAGGTCGACCGACTGGCCGAGCTCTACGCGCGTCTCGAGATTCCGTTCTACCGCGTCAGCAAGGGCCACCTGCGCCGAGACGCCGTCGATCCGGAGCATCGGTACGCCAGCATCCCCTACTTCGTGCGCAACCCGGACGGCAGCGAGGGCATGGGTCGGCGGCAGTGCACCTCGGAGTACAAGCTGGCCCCGATCACCCGCAAGGTCCGTGAGTTGCTCGGCGCCAAGGCCCCGGACTTCCGCCGCGTGCCGAAGAGCCGACTCGCCGAGCAGTGGGTCGGCTTCTCCACCGACGAGGTCATCCGCGCGAACCGGCGCAAGGACTCGCAGGGCGTCTCCTACCTGACGACTCGCTACCCGCTGCTCGAGCTCGGCATGAGCCGGGACGACTGCGAGCGCCTGCTCGCCGAGCGCGGATGGGGGAACACCGTCAAGAGCGCTTGCATCGGCTGCCCGTACCACGGCAACGCCCAGTGGCGAGACCTCCGTGACAACCACCCCGACGAGTGGGCCGACGCCGTCGAGTTCGACGCCGCGATCCGCAAGGGCGGCTCCCGCGGCCTTCCCCTCAACGGCGAGGCCTTCCTTCACCGCTCGCGCGTCCCACTCGATCAGGCGCCGATCGACCGACTCACGCGTGCCGAGATGGCAGCCGCCTTCGAGGCGGACCAGGCCGACTTCCTCGAGCTGCTCGAGAACGGCCCGGCCGACGGCTGCTCGCCCTATGGCTGCCGATCGGACGGTGCGGCATGAGCAACGTCGTGCCCTTCAAGGGCAAACACCTCGTCCGCGCCGCCGACCTCACTGACCGGCACATGAACCGGGTCCTCCGCATCAGCGACATCGAGGGGTCGCTCGTCGGCCTTGTCCCCAGCCGCACCCGCGTCGACGTCGTCCTGGTCGTCGGCGGCTCGCGCGCAATCTTCCCGCTCGCCGCCGACGCAGCTGTCGAGGTCGGGCCCAAGCACACCAAGGAGACCTCGTGAAGATCCGAGCCGACCGAAAGCAGCTCGCCGCAACCGCGGCATGGGTCGCGCAGGCGCTGCCGAAGAACCCATCCCTGCCCGACATGGCGGGGATCCGTCTGCGGGCCACCGACGGCACGCTGACCCTCAGCGCGTTCGACTACGACGTGCACCACGAGGCGCGCCTCGCCGTCGAGGTAGCCAGCGAGGGTGAGTGCCTGATCTCGGGCGCCTTCCTGCGCACCATCACCGCCGAGCTCTCGGGCAAGGAGGTCGAGATCGTCCTCGACGACGAGCGGCTGACCATCACCGCGGGCCGCTCGACGTACCGAGCGAACCTGCTCGACCTCGGCAACTACCCGACCCTGCCCGGCGTGCCGCCGACCACCGGGACCATCGACGCAGCGCTGCTCGCCGACGCCGTCGCCTCGTGCGTCGGCCCGACCGATGACGCCGCGCCGACCCCGGCGGTGGCCGGCCTGCGGGTCGAGGCGGCCGCTGGGACGCTCGACGTGGTCGGCACCGACGGGCGCCTGCTGATCCATCGCGCCCTCGATTGGTCCGGCGAGGACTTCGAGGTGACCCTGTCTAGCGGCGCCGTGTCGGCGGCCGTCAAGGGTCTCGCGGGACCGCTCGCGGTCGGCGTCACCAAGCAGAGCGTCGGCCTCTCGGACGCCGAGCGCACCGTCGTCATGCGCACGATCAGCCACCAGTACGCGAAGTGGCGCCTCGTGCCCCGGCCGAGCGAGCGCGACCGGTTCGGCGTGATCGTCGAGCGCGACGAGCTGGCCGAGGCCGTGAAGCGGGCCGCACTGCTCGCCAAGTCGGCGAAGGAGGCAGGCGCCGTCCTGCTGACCATCGAGCACGACTCGATCGAGGTCACCTCGAGCGACGCCACCGCCGGCGGATGCGAGGTCATCGACGCCCAGAGCGACGGCCGCGAGGTCATCCCGTTCAGCCCGATGCTGCTCGGCCTCGCGCTCGGCGCCATGGAGTCCGGACCGATCCGGCTCGGCATCGACACCCGACGCACGCCCGGCATGGCCGGCATGACCACCATCCGGCCCGTCGAACGGGCCGACATCGACGATCGCGAGGCCGTGCTCGCGGCCCGCAAGGGAGGAGAGGCCCGATGAGCACGACCACCATCACCCCCGAGAAGCTGCGCCCGCTCGCCTGGCTGAGCCAGTGGCTCAACGACGGCCAGCGCACCGGCTTCAAGGCCGGCGACAAGATCCAGGTCTCCAACTCCCGCGGCATCGTGCTGGACGGCGAGGTCATCGGTCCCGCCGAGAAGCGCAGCGAGCTCCTCGTGCTGGTCGGCGAGACGACCTACGTCGTGCGCAAGCAACGGCCGACGTCGTACCCCAAGGCCTCGTTCAAGCCGAAGCCGCGACGGGACGCCCGCGGGCGGTTCACGCGGTGACCGAGCAGATCACCTGGCGGCGCCGCGGCCTCGTGCAGGTCGCGGCGCCTGCCACCGAGCCGCCACCGTCTCTCGCGCGGACGATTCACGACCTGATCGCCTGCCCGACGTGCCACGCGCGCGTCGACGAGCGCTGCAAGAGCGCGACCGGCACGCCGCGCTCGCCGCACGTCAACCGCCTGGTGCCGCGCCGGTGCCCCTGTGGCGCCTCGCTCGAGGACCGCAAGCAGATGTGCGAGCAGTGCCGCCGCGAGGCCCGCCGAGAGACCTACGCCGACCGAGAGCGGCGCACGCCCACACGACAGAGGAGGAGGGCTGCCTGATGACCTGGTTCAAGGTCGACGACAAGCTGCCGCGCCACCGAAAGGCGAGAGCCGTGCGTCGGTCCCACCCGACCAAGGCGCGCGACGCCGCGCCCTTCGGGCTGTGGGTGCTCGCCGGCGCAGAGTCTGAAGACGGCTTCGTCGCGCTCGAGGTGCTGGAGGAGTGGGACGACGACGCCCGCCGCCTTGCTGACCGTCTCGTAGCCGCCGGGCTGTGGTGGGAGACCGAGCAGGACGGCGAGCAGGGCTACGGCTTCCACGACTGGCAGGACTACCTCCCGCGACCCGAGGGCATCGAGGACGCGTCCGAGTCCGGGCGCCGTGGCAACCACGTGAGATGGCACGAGAAGCGCGGCATCACCGACCCCGAGTGCTTGTTCTGTGTGCCCGCATCGCCCCGACGTCGGGGCGATATCGGGGCCACGGATCGGCCTGCCGTGGCCGATCGCCCCGATGGCTCGATCGGACCCCCTCTGACCTGCGGAAACGCAGATCCGGCCGACGGCGAGCACATCGGGTCTATCGCCCCGAATCGCCCCGATGCACCCGATCTGACCTGCGGAAACAGCGCGGCGGACGAGGGGTCTTCGGATCGGGGCGAATCGCGAACCCGTCCCGACCCGACCCGTCCCGACCCGACCCGAGAGAACCCCTCGCCCAAGCGCAAGCCGACTCCGGACGAGATCCCGGGCTTCGAGGAGTTCTGGCAGGTCTACGACCACAAGACCGGGCGCGCGAAGGCCGAGGTTGCCTACCGGGCGGCTCTCCGGAAGGCGGGCGTGACGCCCGAGGTGCTCCTCGCCGCTGCTGGCGCCTACGTCTCGTGGCAGAAGTCGGAGGGCAAGCACCCGACGTACACCAAGCACCCGACGACGTGGCTCAACGGCGAGCACTGGCGCGACGAGCGCGTCGGTCGCCAGCGGCCGCAGACGCGGGTGCAGGAGCACCTCGCGATCGCTGAGCAGCTCGCCGCCGAGCACGACCAGCCGAGGGCGCTCGAGTGACTCCCGCCGAGGCCCAGGTGCTGCTCGGCATGGCGGCCACCGTCGACAACCGCAAGCCGGACCCCACCGGCGACACCGCTCGGGCGTGGGCCGCGCTGCTGGACGGCCTCGAGATTGGCGAGTGCCAGGCCGCCGTCGCCCGCCACCTTCGCACGAGCACCGAGTGGCTGACGCCGGCGCACATCCGCGCCATGGTGCTCGCCCAGCGCCGCGAGAACCGCCTGGCCCACCGGCGCGACCACGGGCCGCTCCTGCCGCCTCCCGGCCTCACGAACGCCGAGGAGCTCGCGTGGGAGCGCGAGGCCCTCGCCCGGATCAGCCGCGGCGAGGTCATCGACTGCGAGGCCGCCCACCCCGAGCCGCTCGCCAACGCACCGCGACTCCGCGAGCTGCTCGCCGCGGCTGCCCCCACCATCACGACAGAGGAGACCGACCATGACTGACCTCGACCTCGACGCCCTGGCCGCGGTGGCTGAGGCAGCGACCCCGGGACCGTGGGACGAGTGGCACTCCGACGATGGGCGAGTCGAGGTCTACGTCCCGAACGGGACGATGAGCACCGAGACGGTCCTGTGCAACGTGGACTACGACGACTGCCCCGAGTGCGGACGGCCGAGCCCGGCCGACGCCGCCCACATCGCGGCCTTCGACCCGCCCACCGTCCTCGCCCTGATCGCCGAGGTTCGCCACTGGAAGGACCACGCGCACGAGGCGGGTGAAGGGTTCGCGCGGGTGTGCCAGGACTACGCACGCGTCTCGGCGCGCAACGCTGCTCTCCGGCGGCAGGTGGCCCAGTTGACTACCGAGCGAGACAAGGCACTGGAGTCCGCCCGGAAGTTGTTCGTGGAGACGCGAGACCTGAGGATCCGCGCCGAGGCTGCCGAACAAGAGCGCGACGAGGCCCGCGCGAACCGGGACCGTCTCGCCCACGAGGTCGCCGCTCTCCGGCGGCAGGTGGCCGACCTGACCGCCGAGCGGGACGAGGCGTTGGTTGAGGGCGCGAGCATCGGCATCCACCTCCGCCCGCAGTCCGTCGACAGTGCCCTCGCTGCCCAGGGCGAAGGCATCGCACGGGCGATCGAGGCGATGGCCGCGCAGTTCGTGACGATGGCCCGCGCGATGCGACTGCCGTTCAACGAGGCCCGACGAGCGAAGCACGCGGGATACCTGGAGGCCGCCGACTGTGCTCGACGCGCCGCTCTCGACGGCCCCGCACCGCAGCCGGACGAGTGCAGTGAGTGCGAGACCACCGGACGCAACTGCATTGAGCACCGCACGCCCACCCCGCCCACCACCGACGTCGAGGAGACGCAGTGAGCACCGAGAGCCGTCCCGTCGCCCAACTCGTCACCGTGTGCGACCTCTGTGGCGAGACCCTGCCTGACGACCTCGACGCCATGGAGCGCGGATCCCTGACGCACGGCTTCCTCTCGCACTCGGTGCACCTCGGCGTCTCCGGCCGCACGAAGCACGCGTGGCTCATCTGGCCACGACGGAAGAGACTCGGCCCTGCCGTCCGCGAGGTTCACTACGACTTCCACGCCGACTGCATCGGGCGGCTCGTCGAGGACGCTGTCGCTGCGCGAACCACCGACCCGCCTGTCCCGGGCGCGGCTGGCGAGGAGGAGCGATGAGCGAGCAGCGCCACCCCGTCGTGATGTGCGACGGCGACGACGGCATGTGCGGGGTCGTCGAGCTCGACCACACCCTCGGCGGCCTCGCCCGACTCGTCGGCTCCGACACCCAGCTCCCCAACGGCTGGACCGGCGACCGGCCGGGCGACACCTCCGGCAAGGACACGCACTACTGCCCCGACTGCACCCAAGAGCGCAAGGAGGCCGACCGTGGCTGAGCTCGTGCACGACCACGTCCCCGGGTGCCGTGCCGTGAACTTCGATCCCGACACCGGCCGCTACACCGGCACCCGGGCATTCGACGCCGAGCGGTGCCCGACCTGCGCAGCCGAGCAGGAGGCGCCCCAATGACCTGCCCACACCCCGACAAGATCGCCTACCGCAGTGAGAAGGCCGCGAAGAAGGCGAAGCGCGGCCTCGCACGCAACCGCCGCGAAGGCATCGACGAGATGCACCCGTACCGCTGTGGCGCCCACTGGCACCTCGGCGGCAGCGCATGGACCCGACGAAAGGCCGCCCGTTGACCACCACCCTCGACCCGATCACCTGCAGGTGGGTCGCATCCGATCGGCCTCGCGTCCTGGTCGCCCGCCATGACGACGACTGCCCCGGCGAGGCCTGCACGGGCTGCCTGGCCTGCCCGTGGTCACACTGCCGGGTCTGCGGCCGCGCGCACGCCGAGCACACGTGCCCGAGTTGCGTGGGCGATGTGCGCGGCTCGCTGGCCGAACTCCGTCGCATGTGCTCGACCCTGCCCACGGAGGCCGCGCACCGCGGCCTCGACTCCGAGGCGATGGTCCTGCTCGGTCCTGTCGCCGACCCCGAGGCCCGCGGTCATGTCGAGGCGTCCTACAAGGCCGGCCGCCTGCCCGAGGGCTGGCTCGAGACCGGCACGCACGGCGAGCACTGCCCGCTGCTCAGCAATGAGGCGTGCACCGGCTGTGGTGGCGGCGAGCTGCACCCGCTCACCGTCACGTGGTGGTGGAACGAGTGCTACCGCGAGGCGCTAGAGCACCCGCCGACGCCGGCTATCGGCCCGCGGTACGACACCTCGGGCAAGCGGATCCCGGACTTCGGCGTTGCCGACCTGATCGACTACCTCGACCACCACCTGACCGCGATCGCCACGCTGCCCGACGTGCCGTTCGAGGATCTCGGCCGCGACCTGCGCCAGTGTGTGGCTCACGTCGAGCGGGTGCTGCACGACGGCGAGCAGGTCGAGACGGGCGCGCCATGCATGACCTGCCGCGGCCCGCTCGTGCGCGTCTACGAGGGCGACGAGCTGCCCTGGGCCCACCGCGACGGGAGCAAGCCGCGCGCGAGCGAGGACGTCTGGGCCTGCGCCCGATGCCGCGAGTGGCGCGACGATGGCGAGTACCGGCTCAACGTGGCCGACGTGCACCGCGACAACGCGGACTGGCTGACCGACCAGGAGATGGAGATCCGGACGGGGATCCGTGCGGGCACCGTCCGGGAGTGGGCGCGCGACCGCGAGGGACGCGGCGTGCTCGTGGCCAAGCGGCGCGACTCGGGGAGGACGGTGTACGCCGTGGCCGACGTCGAGCGCGTGGCCAGCGAGAAGGGGATGCTGGTCTCATGACGATCACCGAGTTCCTGCTGGCCCGGGTCGTTGAGGATGAGGCGGCGATGGACGGCGCCGAGGGGGCCGCAGCTTGGCCGCTCGACATGACGCGACCGCAGGTCAGCGGCGACAGCCAGGCGAGCTGGGTCGTGATCGGACGTGACCGCGTGCTGGCCGAGTGCGAGGCCAAGCGGCGGATCGTGGGGTTGGCCCAGTCTGCCGACGAGGCCGACCGCTACGCCGCCGAGGTCATCGGAGGAGTTGACGGCGCCGCGGTCGACACCGACGGCGCAGGCATCCTGCGGGCTCTCGCGTCGGTGTACGCCGACCACCCGGACTTCGATCCCGCGTGGCGCGCCGAATGACCGCCTGCTTGCATCCAGCCCCGGACCCTGTGACAATTTCGGCGGAGCACTCTGTCTCTAGATCACGACCCCGACTCGTTACGAGCGAGCCGGGGTCGAGTCGTCTCCGGGGGTGGCTGTGAGCCAGCTCCACGACCGGCTCAGCGGCAGTGCACGGCAGAAGCGCAACGCCAAGATCCTCGCCGCCTCCGACGTCTGCGGACTCTGCGGCCGGCCCGGGTCAGACGCCGTCGACCACAAGACGCCGATCACTCGCGGCGGGACCGAGCACCCGTCCAACCTGCAGCCCGTGCACCACGACGTCGCGCCCTACTGCAACCGCAGGAAGGGCAACCTCCTGCCGTCCGAGTACGACCGCAAGGTAGTGCTGGTGGTCGGCCCTCCGGGTGCCGGCAAGACCACCTTCGCCCACGCCATCGCGGAGGCCGAGGGGCTCGAGGTGTACGACCTCGACGACGAGCAGTGGGCCGGGTCCGACGCGCTGTTCCGTGCCGCGCTCGTCCGTCTGCGCGAGGAACCCAAGGCTCGAGCCGTAGTGATCCGCACAGGTGCCACCCTCAAGGCCAGGCAGGGCGCAGCGACCGCATGTGGGGCGACCGAGCTGGTCGTCCTCGACACTCCGCTCGACGAGTGCGTGCGTCGCATCAAGCAGCGCGGCCGCACCAGCCCGCCCATCCGCATTCAGATCCATGGCGCGCGCGACTGGTGGAGCAAGTACCAGCCGGGCGAGGTCAAGCTCTCGTTCGCCTCGCTGCGGCTGCGACGCTCCGGCTCGCTCGCCTGACCCCTGGGGGGATGCCCCCTCCCCCGCCCCGGATCCTCCACTGGGGGCGCTACGCCAGATCTCTCTCCGACTTTTTTCCACGCCCGGCGGGAGGTGGTGCCATGCCCCGCAAGGCCACCACCCTGCGCGCCGTGGGCGAGGACGAGACCGCTCCGCCGCCCGCCGAGCCGATGACCGTCACCCAGGCCGCCTCGAAGGGCACCACCCGCGACCTGCTGGTCGCGCTGCGTGACCGGGTTGCGACCGCGGTGGAGAACCCGAACACGCCGGCACGCGACCTGGCCTCGCTGTCGAAGCGGCTGATGGAGATCGACCGCGAGATCGAGGCCATCGACGTCCGGGCCAAGCAGGAGGCGGAGGAGGATGCCGCCGAAGTCGAAGACGGCGACTTCGACGAGTCCGCGGTCTGACCTCCGGCTCTCCGAGTACGCCCGCAAGTTCACCTTCCCGAAGGGCCAGATCAAGAAGACGGTCTGGCCTCGGGTCGAGGCGAAGGGCAAGGAGCTCGGGCTCGGGTTCGACTGGTGGCAGTCGCAGCTGGGCACGGTGTGCCTGGGCTACGACGAGAACGGCAAGTACGTGGCCACGGTCGGCGGGATCGGGATGTCGATCCCCCGTCAGGTCGGCAAGACGTACTTCGTGCTCGCGATGCTCGTCATCCTCTGCATCCTCTTCCCCGGGCTGCAGGTCGTGTGGACCGCGCACCACCTGCGGACCTCGACGAAGACGTTCACGAGTCTGCGCGGGATCTGCCGGCGCAAGAAGATCGCCCCGCACATCCGGGCGATGCGGTCGGCGAACGGCGAGCAGCAGGTCGAGTTCTTCAACGGCTCGATGATCATGTTCGGCGCCCGGTCCCAGGGCTTCGGCCGCGGCTTCGACGAGATCGACATCGAGGTCTTCGACGAGGCCCAGATCCTCGACACCAAGGCGCTCGAGGACATGATCGCCGCGACCAACCAGGCCCGGCACGAGCACGGCGCGCTGCTGTTCTTCATGGGCACCCCGCCGCGGCCCACCGACCCATCAGAAGCGTTCTCCCAGCGTCGCGCCGAAGCACACGCCGGCGAGGCCGAGGACGCGATCTGGCTGGAGATCGGCGCGGACCCGAAGTCCGACCCGCTCGACCGCTCGCAGTGGCCGCTGATGAACCCGTCCTTCCCCGAGCGCACGCCGCTGGAGTCGATGCTGCGGCTGATGAAGAACCTCAAGGACGAGGACTCGTGGAACCGCGAGGGCCGCGGGATCTGGGACGCCATCGGCTCCTCGTCGGCCATCGACACCATCGTCTGGCACGACGACGCCGACCCCGCCTCGATGGCGATCGACCATCTGGCGCTCGGCATCCAGGTCTCGCCGGACCGCTCGATCGCAACCGTGGGCCTCGGCGGCCAGCGCGCGGACGGCATGTGGCACGTCGAGGTCGACGAGCAGCGCAACGGCACCAGCTGGATCGTAGATCACGTAGTTGCTCGTTGCGCGAAGAACAACATCCGCGCCGTGGTCATCGACGCCCAGTCCCAGGCCGCCTCGCTGGCCGACGAGCTGGAGAAGCGCAAGGTCAAGGTCACCCTCATCGGGACCAAGGACGTCGCCGCCTCGGCCGGCTTGCTCTACGACAAGGCGATGGGCACCCCGTCGGGCACGGACGCCGACGGCAACGAGGTCCCCGCCGAGCCCACGACGCTGCGGCACATCGACCAGCCGATCCTCAACGCCTCCAACGGCGCCGCGACCAAGAAGGACGTCATGGGCGGCAAGGCGTGGGTCTGGGAGACCAAGCACACCGCCCTCGACATCACCCCCACCCAGGCCGTCTCGCTGGCCCTGTGGGGCGCCACAAACACGAACGTGAAGAAGCCGACGCGCAAGCGGACCGGAACCGGACGAAGGGTGGTGACGTATGGCTGAGCCCGGCCTGATCCCTGTCGCCGACCTCGACCACGCCGAGCAGAACGCCCTCGACGAGCTGGTCGCCCAGTGGCGCGCGAAGCGGTCGCGCAACAACATGCGCTCGGCGTTCTACGACATGAAGAACTCCGAGCGGTCGCTGATGTCGCGCCAGGTCCCGCCATCGATCCGCAAGCGCCGGTTCGTGCTCGGCTGGTCCGCACTCGCGGTCGACAAGCTCAACCGACGCTGCAACCTCGAAGGGTTCTACGACGCCAACGGCATCGACCTGGGCTCGCTCGGGCTCGCCGAGTACATGCGGACCAACCGGCTGGTCAACGAGATCTCGCAGGCTGGCACGTCGTCGCTGATCCACTCCTGTTCGTTCCTGGTCACCACCCTCGGTGACACCGAGGCCGGCGAGGCGAAGGTGCTGACCCTGGCCACCGACGCCACGACCTCGACCGGCACCTGGAACCGCCGCCTGCGCGCCCTGGACTCGTTCCTGTCGATCCACGAACTCGACGACAAGGGCGAGCCGGTCGACATGACCATGTACCTGCCTGACCTCAACGTCACGATGACGAAGACCTCTAAGGACTGGACGGTCACCCGCCGGCCGCACCGCTACGGCGTCCCGGTCGATGTGATGCGTCACCGCCCACGGCTCGACCGGCCGTTCGGTGCGTCGCGGATCAACCGGACCGTGCTGTCGCTGCACATGCAGGCTCTCGGCGCGATGATCCGCGCCGACGTGAACGGGGAGGCGTACTCCCTGCCCCGCTATGCACTGATGGGTGCGACCGAGGAGGCGTTCAAGAACGCCGACGGCTCACCGAAGGCCGCTTGGCAGGCTGCCTGGGACATCATCTGGGCGATCGGGGACGACCCGGACGCCGATGATCCCCGCCTGGCGCGCGCGGACATGAAGCAGTTCTCCGGCCAGTCCCCGGAGCCCCAGAACCTGAGTCTGCGGATGCTCGCTCAGATGTTCTCCGGCGAGACCGGCATCCCGCTCGGCGAGCTCGGCATCATCGGCGACTCCAACCCGACCAGCGCCGAGGCGCTGCTGGTCTCCCGCGACGACCTCATCGCCGAGGCCGGCACGACCACCGACGACTGGGACCCGGACGTCGCCTCTGCGGCTCGCCGGGGCCTGCTGATGTGGAACGACGGCGTGCTGCCCGATGGCCTCGATATCCGGTCGCAGTGGCGCAGTCCCGTGCACGTCTCGAAGGCCCAGGCCGCCGACGCCGGCTCCAAGATCATCGACAAGCTGCCCTGGCTCGCCGAGTCCGAGGTCGGCCTGGAGATCCTCGGCCTCACGCCGGACCAGGCGCGCCGGGCGATGAACGACCGACGCCGCATCGAGGGCCGCGACCTGCTGAACCGCCTGCGCGAACGCCAGCAGCAGGTGGGCCAGACGGGTCAGCCGACCAGTGGCGACGACAACGCCGCCTGAGGCCGTCCGGTCCGAGCTCCAGAGCCTCACGGGCGAAGCGGGCGCCCTCCTGGCTGTCGCGGCCGCCGAGCGCCTCGCAGCAGGCCCCGCGGCCGTGCGTGGCGCCCTGTTCGAGGCCGCCGACGCGATCGCCGAGACCTACAAGCAGGCCGCCGCCGAGCTGGCCGCCGGCTGGTACGACGAGCTGCGCAGCGCCGCACCTCTCGCCAAGGGCTTCGCCGAGTTCGTCGCCGAGCCCGTCGCCGTCATCGACCGCACGAAGCTCGAGACCAGCGTCGCGGTCGCCACGACGTCGCTGTACGAGCTGATCCAGGCCGACATCGACCGCAAGGCCGCCGAGTACCTCCAGCAGCTCGACGACGCCGTGACGACGTCGGTGAAGCGGCTGCAGGCCGAGCTGCAGAAGGAGATCGCGTCCGGGTTCCGCGACACGATCACCGAGAACACCGAGCGCGACGACGCCGCGGTCGGATGGCGCCGCCACACCCGGGCGAGCGACTCTTACGCATCGGGCTGCCGCTGGTGCCGGTTCCTGGCCGACAAGGGCGCGATCTACTCCAAGGCCACCGCTCGCTTCGCCGCCCACAAGGAGTGCCACTGCCTCGCCTCGCCCGTCTTCGACGGAGACGACGGCCCGAAGGCGTCGGTGCTGCAGTACGTCGCCTCGAAGCGGAAGCGCACCAAGGCTGAGAACCAGAAGCTGCGCGAGCACCTCGACAACAAGTACGGCCCCGACCCGCGCAACGAGCGCCACGGCAGCGAGGGCGAAGCCGACAAGACCGGCAACGCGCCAGCGGGCGCCGGTGGTGGAGGTCAGCCACCCGCCGACCCTCCTGCGAACACAGGCGCCGGCCCCGGTGGATTCGGCGAGGAGCCCGACGACCCCGACTCGCCCGAGGGGCAGGCGTACTGGGACCGCCGCCGCGCGGCCCTGGGACTCGACTACGGCGCCGACTACCGAACCGTCCGGCCACCCGAGATCAAGACCGTCGAGCGCCTCCAGCGCCGCGGCGACACCCTCGTCCCGATCCCCCGCGGCCTGGAGACCGACCAGGCTCGGAACTTCTCCTCGACCAGCGACTACAACTGGACGCCCGCCGGGACGACCGACACCTTCCGCGTCGAGATCAAGTCGCTCGAAGACGACACCCGCCTCCACGGCGGCACGTTCCCGATCCGCATCAAGAAGGCCGTCGGCAAGTCCAAGGCCCACGGCCTCAAGGCGCGCAAGCGGACCTTCCTGGTCGACGCCGGCGACCGCACCGACATCCCCGACGAGGTCTACGACGGGTTGCGCACCTACAACCGCGACAACCCCGACCTTGAGATCGACCGTCTCTGGTTCCTCACGACCGCCGGCCTGGTCCAGATCGACCTCGACTGACCGCCTCACGGGGACACCCCGGGAACGAGCGAACCGGGCGCCTATCCCCAACACAAGGGGGGCTACCCGGTTCGACATCCACGGTAACACCGCGGCGCTGTCATCTCCACCCACCACCACAAGCCACCCCGCCACGGGGGAAGCGCCACGGCGGCGCTCAACGCCGGAGCAGGAACCTGACGAGGCACGGAGACCAACATGCACCGACTCACCAAGCCCATCCACCTCTTCACCGCACCGGCCCCCAGCGAGGGCGGCAACAGCGGTGAGGGCGGCAACGGCGACGGCTCGGGGGCTGGCGATGGCCAGTCCTTCACCCAGGCCGACGTCGACCGGATCGTGACCGAGCGCCTCAAGCGAGAGCGCGAGACCACCAAGGCGAAGTACGCCGACTACGACGACCTCAAGGCCAGGGCCGAGGGCGCCAAGACGCTCGAGGACCGCCTCGCGGACCTCGAGACCAAGGGCACCGAGGCCGAGCAGCGCGCGCTGCGCGCCGAGATCGCCAGCGAGTTCAGCATCAGCACCAAGCGCGGCGAGAAGGGCGAGCCCTCCGACGCCGACCTCTTCCTCACGGCCACGGACGAGGACGGTCTGCGCAAGCAGGCCGAGCGACTGGCCGGACGCGAGTCGGACCGCAAGAAGACCGGCAACCACGTGCCCCGCGAGGGCCAGACCTCTCCAGCTCCCGCTGTCGATGGGAAGCGCGCATGGCTGCGCTCCCTCAAGCAGCAGGACTGATCTCCCAGAAAGGCAACCACCATGGCTGCACTCACCACCGCCGACGTCGAGCTGCCGTCGCAGATCGTCAACGGCATCGTCGAGAAGACCAAGACCAGCGGCACCATCTCGGCGCTGTCCGGTCAGGAGCCCATGCGCTTCGGCGACGTCACCATCGTGACGTTCGACGACGAGCTGACCGCCGAGTTCGTCGAGCAGTCCGGCGCGAAGTCCGAGGACGACGCCAAGCCCGGCTCGGTCAAGGCCGTACCGCACAAGGCCGTCGTCAACTTCCGCACCAGCGACGAGTTCCTCGTCGCCGACGAGGACTACCAGCTCGGCATCCTCGACAAGTTCGAGGAGAAGTGCGCCCGGGCGCTGGGCCGTGCGCTCGACCTCGGCGCGTACTACCGCCTCAACCCGCGGACCAACACGGCGATCGGGTCGTGGACGAACTACCTCAACACGACCACCAACCGTGTCGAGATCACGCCCACCTCGCAGCCCGACCTCGACTTCGAGGCCGCGGCCGGACTGGTCATCGGCGACGGCTACAGCCCCACCGGCGTCGCGCTCGACCCGTCCTACGCCTGGACCCTCTCGACCGCCCGGTACACCGACGGCCGCAAGAAGTTCCCCGAGCTCGGCCTCGGCGTCAACCTCTCCGGCTTCGAGGGCCTCCGCGCCTCGGTCTCGTCCACCGTCTCCGGCAAGCCCGTCGACGGCCACGCCGCCGACAACAAGGTCCGCGCGATCGTCGGCAACTACGAGCAGGGCATCCGCTGGGGCGTCCAGAAGACCTTCCCCTTCCGGATGCTCGAGTTCGGCGACCCGGACAACACCGGGCGCGATCTGGCCGGCCACAACGAGATCCTGTTCCGCGCGGAGGTCATCTACGCCTGGTACGTCTTCGTCGAGCAGTTCGCCGTCATCGAGGACGCGGCCTGATGCCCCGCCTGATCGCCCCGAACGGCGCCACGGTCAACGTGTCCGACGAGAGGGCCGAGCGCCTCCTCGCCACCGGATACAAGCCCGCCGACAAGGCGGCCAAGGCGCCCGCCAAGAAGGCGGCGAGCAAGCCTGTCGTCTTCAAGGCGCCGGCCGAGTAGTCGAGAGGCGGTGCGGTCATGGCTGTGACCCCTGAGACCATCGCGGTCGCCCTTGGCCGCACCGCCCCGGCCGACGACTCTGCCGAGTTCAAGCAGTGGGAGCTGTGGATCTCCGACGCGCTGATGTTGATCGAGGCGCGTCTGGTCGGCACCGGATCTGGCCAGGTGCCCACGATCGAGGACCTCGATCCCGCGAAGCTGGACTATGTCGTCCGGGAGGCCGTGGTCGACCACGTCCGGCACCCCGACGACGCTACCCAGGTCACCACCGCGGCAGATGACGTCTCCTCGGCACGGACTTACCGATCCGGAAAGGGTCGCGTCACGATCCGCGACGAGTGGTGGGACCTGCTGGCGCCCAAGTCGAGCAGCCGCGCGTTCTCCGTGCGACCGCAGCCCACAGGCACCGGGCACGCCCCGTGGTGCAGCCTGCTGTTCCCGGGCGGCATCACCTGCTCCTGCGGCGCCAGTCTCACCGGTGGCCCGTGGATCTACGAGCCGGCGGAGGGCTGATGAGCCTCTACGACGACCTGCGCCGCGACCTGCCCGAGATGCGTCGCCAGGCCGAGTCCCTGCTGACCCTCACCCTCGCCGCCTACTCCCCGGCCGGGCTCATGCTCGACGCGGACGGCTACAAGGTCCCCTCGTACACCCCTGAGGGCGCGACCTTCGGCAAGGTCCAGGGCGCCCGCGGCAAGGACACCACCACCCGCTACGTCCGCCTCGGCGACGTCGACCGCCCCGTCCTCGAAGGTGGCCTGCACATCCCGCTCGGCGCGAAGGTCCCTGTCGCCGGCGAGCAGCGCGGACAGGTCGGCGGCGCCTGGGAGTACGAGATCACCGCCCTCGGCCCGCTCGACGACCCCGCGCTCCTCGGACGCCGGTACATGGTCGTCAACGCCCCAGCGAAGTCCTTCGCCTCCACCCGACGTCTCGACGTCATCGAGCTGTAGGAGGGTCGCCGTGCGAGTCAAGGTCCGCCACCGCCTCGACCGACTCGAGGCCGACCAGAGCAGGGCTGCCACCGAGTTCCTGCCCAAGGCCCACCGGGCCGTGAAGCAGTCCACCGACTTCGGCCGCGACCTCGCCCGCGCGCTCGCCCGGGAGAAGGCCGGCCCGCACGGCAAGGCGTTCCACAAGCGCATCAACTCGGAGATGACCGGTCTGCTCGAGGGCGAGTTCGGCCCGGACGGCACCCCGAAGTCCGAGTTCGTCGGCGTCGGCTACCGCCACGGCCGCAACACCGACCTCGAGAAGGCCGCTGACCGCGTCGGCCCCGACCTCGCCGCGCGCGTGCGCCGGATCCTGTCCGAGGTGCTGTGATGGCCGGCCTCGCGGACCGGCTCGCGGAGCACCAGGCCGCCGCCGTCACCTTCCTCGACGCCGCCGTCGCGCCGAAGCATGCCTACGCGCCTGACGAGGTCCCCTCGCCCCTGCCAGCCGAGTACGTCGAGGTCCTCGTCGCCGAGATGTACACCGCTCCCGACGACCTGCTGCTCGACGCCACCACCAACGTCCGGCGCTACCGGGTCACCGTGTGGTGGTTCTCCCAGACCGCGACCAGCAACGCGCAGTCGCTGCGCGACCACTGCTTCGAGGCGCTGCGGTTCGCGCGCCTCACCGTGGCCGGCGAGACCTTCCCGCCGACCCAGTTCGAAGGCACCGAGGACGAGGTCTCGCAGATCGAGGGCTGGTTCGTCGGGTCCGCCAGCTTCACCTACTGACCCCCTCCGCCGGCCGCCGTTCCGGTCGCCGTCCCCTGGCCACCGATCGCCGCTGGCCACCCGTCGTCATCCCATCACCCCAGCAAGGGAGCACCCATGTCCGAGTTCATCCGCGTGCGCCAGATCGAGACCGGCCACCAGTTGTCCGTGCCGAAGTCCCACGCCGACGCCGCCGCCGGCGGCTACGAGGTCCTCGACAAGCCCGCTGTCGACTCCGCTGGCGGCCCGCTGCCGCCGAAGTACCACACCACGATCGCCCCGGCCGCTGCCGAGAGTTCCGCGCCGGAGGGCTACGCGGCCCTGGCCAGCCGCGACCTCAAGGAGGAGATCGCGAAGCGGAACGTCCGCCGCCCAGCCAACGAGTGGCTCTCCGACAAGGGCAACAAGGCCGCGCTCGTCGCCGTCCTCGAGCAGGACGACGCCGCGCGGGCCAGCACCGCCGAGCCTGGCACCCAGACCCCCGCCGCACCCGCGGCGGACTCCCAGCCGCCCATCACCGACGGCCACCAGGCCGACACCCCGAAGGAGAACGCCTGATGGCTCTCGCGATCAAGCCCGCACTGCGGCGCGCGTTCGGCAACGACGGATGGGGATTCGCCGTCGCCGTCGCCAACATCACCACCCCCAAGCTGACCGAGCTCGACGCCGTCTCCGGGTTCAACCTGTCCTGCTCCCTGTTCGGCGAGCAGGGCGACCCCACCGCGAACCAGGAGAAGGTCACCCTCCCGCGGATCCTGTGCGAGACCCAGCAGTACGAGGTCAACGGCACCGTCACCTACGCGATGCCCGACCTCGTCATCTCGTTCTCCCCCCAGGCCGCGTCCGGCGCCGACGGGAAGAAGGCGTGGGAGACCATGGCCGACAACCTCAACGGGTTCCTGTGGCGCCGCCAGGACATCGCCGCGGCCGACGCTCTCGCGGTCGGGCAGTTCGTCGACATCATCCCGGTCCAGCTCGGCATCAAGGTGCCGGGCAAGACCAGCACCGGTGCCGACGGCGTCTACGCCTTCACCCAGGGCGCCTCCATCACCGGCGCGCCCGCGTGGAACAAGGCGATCGTCGCCGGCCCCTGATCCCGGGCTCCTGATCGGCCCGCCGCCGTCCCTGGCTGGGAGGCGGCGGCGGGTCCACACGCTCCCGCACCCAGCCGTTCCCAGCCACAACCCAGCCGAGGAGACCAGCGATGACGCACGTACAGATCCAGATCGGCGGAGGGCGCAAGCCGCGCCTGCTCGTCGACGACACCGACATCACCAAACACGTCCTCGCGGACAGCGTCCGTGTCGACATCGGCGACCCGCACGGACGCCCGTCGAAGGTCCACCTGATGATCCTCGCCAACGTCCTCGACCTTGACATCGAGGACGCCGAGATCGACGCGGAGCAGTACGAACCGGAGCGCCTGATCTGCGAGGAGGGCCCCCGATGAGCGACGTGTACGAGCGCCCCCGCGAGACTGTCCCGCTGTTCCAGGGCGACGACCTGCAGCGCCTCGAAGAGCTGCGCGCCGATCTCATGGAGGCCGCCTCGGCGGCCGTCGTCGGCCCCCGCCTGCTGTCGGAGACCGTGCCCGAGGGAACCGCCGAGCTCAAGGCCAAGGCCGACGCCCACGACGACTTCGTCCGCGAGGCCACCGAGCGCGCCCGCAAGGTCGAGATCCAGGCCCTGCCCCGTCATGAGAAGCGCCGCCTGCAGGCCGACCACCCAGCCCGAACGGTCACCGAGACCATCACCGACCCCGACGGCACGATCCGATCCGTCGAGATCCCGCACAAGGACGACAACAAGGGCTTCAACTTCGAGACCATGGCCGACGTCCTCGTCCCGGCCTCCCTGATCGGGTTCAACTCCCACGCGGCCGCCGTGGCGTTCGCCGAGGACCTGTCCGACCCGCACTTCAACGCGATCTACCGCGCCGCGATCCGGCTCAACTACGAGGACAGTACGGTCCCAAAAGCCGAAGCGTCCTCGCTGGTCGACCGGATTATCGCCGCGATCTCGACATCGCCCGAGGACTCGGACTGACCCTCGCCCAGTTCGACGCGCTCCCCGACCTCGAGCGCGACCTCTGGATCGCCGACTGGACGCGCAAGCTCAGCGAGTGCCAGCACTGCGGCAACCCGCGCGAGCAGTGCTCCGACCCCGAACCGTCCTGGTACCCGCAGCGCACCATCTGCTACGCCACCATGGCCCGCGAGGCCGCCAACGCCCGGTACGACAAGATCCACAAAGACCGGCCCTACCACGACGGCACCTTCACCCACTGGGCCGAAGAGCGCGGCGAGAACCACCCGTTCCAGGCCCGTGACGGCGTGACCATCTGGGTCAGCGAGCACGACCTCACGCCCGACGACGACTTCCTCGACGAGGGCCTCAACATCACCCCCGAGAGCTTGCTGCGGTGGAGCTAGTCACCGTCCCCGTTCCGCAGCAGACGGACCAGCAAGAACACGCCTCCCAGGAACGCGACCG